GAGGTGATCCATATCGAGGCCGGCCTCTTTGGCCGCCTTGCCGATAAGACCCAACTGCCCCGGCGTCAGACCGAGCTGCTTTGAGCTTTCTTCGAGATCGTGCGCCCATTGCGTCGTGCTCTCGAACAGCTTCAGAAACCCAGCGGCGCCGCCGACCGAGCCGAGCGCCAGCACCGATCGCCATTGCGGGATGATGTTGGTCGCCACATTGCTGAGCGACTGTCCGAACTCGCCCGCGCGTTTGCCGATGTTGGAGAACCCGGCCCCGGCATTCGATGCCGCCGAACGGAAGGACGCCATCGCACTAGCGGCGCGGCTGGTCGCCTTGGTGAAGCCATCGACGTGCCCCGACGATTGATCGGCGGCCTTGCCGACATCGCTGAACGCCTTCTCGCCGGTCGAACCGATCGTCTTGAGTTCGGCCGTCGCTTTGTCGGCGCCCTCGATGACGATGCGGCTGCGGAGGTCGCTTTGCGCCATCGCTTAGGTCTCCGCGGCCTTGCTCATGCGTGCCTCGAACAGCTTCGGCAAATCCTGAAGCACCCGGTTGAAGATCGTATCCATGTTCAGCTTGCGCGGTATCTTGACGCTCGGCAGCCCGATGAACATCGGCACCGTGACGGTCGCCCGTTTCTTGTTCTTGCCGCCCGATGCCTGCGTGTCCGCGTGGCGCGCGCCGGTCTTGAGTTGGGCCACCGTCGCGCTGCGGCCCTGGATCGCGCGCAGCGATTGCCCGCCCAGCATCGGCGGGCCGTGCCCGGCCATGCGAACCAGCGGCCCGATTTCCTTGACGAACAGCGCCGGTGTCGGCCGTTGCCCGGCGATGCGCTTAGGCGCAGTCGGCAGCGGCAGCCACAGCAGCGGCTTGCCGTGGATCGTGCCGCCGCGCGCAAAGATGTTCGCATAGCGGCCAATTCGTGACCGCTTAAAGGCGCGGGCGTGCCAGCCACGGATGACCGGCGACAGGCTGAACTGCCGGCGCGGAAACGCGAACGCCTTAAACTGCCGGGCAAAGCGCGGCCCCAGCCCGGCCGAGGTGATCGCGGTGCGCGTCTGTTGCTGCAACTCTTTCGCGCCGTCGCGGAAGGCGCCGGTCACGGCCTGCGCCAGCTTGCGCTGGTGTGCCTGCACGTCCTGCGCGTAGCGGCCGACCGGCGGCCGGTTGAACCGGACCTTAGCCATCGCGCTCGAGCATCCGGCGCAGCTCTTTCGGGTCGCCCCGGCTGGCGAGCGCGTGCACGCCGAGCGTTTCCTTGCGCTCGATGTCCAGCAGCTTTGCGTGAACGAACATGACCTGAGACATACGGTACGGCGTCCAATCCATGACCTGATCGAGCGTCCCGTACCCGGCACGCGACAGGGCAAGCGCCATCTCGGCTATCTCGTATCCTGCCCCCTGCCAGTATCGGCGGACGGTTCGGCGTCCCCGTCCGTCACCATCGCCACGAAAGGGCGGACGACGGCCCTCGGCAAGGTCATCTCGGCAATCGCCGCCAAGAGATCGAGCGCGGCCAGTCCCGGCAGGCTCTTGGCGTCGTCAATGTCGGCCGGATCGACCGCGTGTCCATTCACGGCGCAGCCCATCGCAATCATCTGCGCGACGCAATCCGGCGTCTGCGCCTGGAGGGCGGCGCCGTCCGTGCGCTCGAAATCGCCGCGCAACAGCTTGCCCAGCTCCGGGTAGTCGGCGAGGAGGTCGGCCATCTCGGCTGCCGTGAGGCCGCGAACGCTGATGTCTTCGCCGGCAATCGTGACGGTGCGCCGCAGCTTTTTGGCAATGTCGCGCAGGCCCGGCATCAGGCGGCCCGCGCCAGCACTGCCGGCGGCGTCGTCACCTCGTCGGTGATGCCCCACTGCGCCGTCCCGAACTTGCCGGTCGTCGGATCGGCGAGCACGTCCGCCGTAATCTCCATCGTCGCCCATTCCTCCGAGATCAAGTTAATCGAGCTTGACGGGATAATGGACACGTTCGGCCAGTCGTACTGCACGCGCGGGCCGACATCGTTTTGCCCGACGAACCGCAACGATCCCTTGATCTCGGCTAACGAGAAGATGTCGATCGACGCCCCAACTGGCGGCCCGGTGATGTCGGTCACAGCGCCCATCAGCGCGAGGCCGAGATTGTCCGGTGTCAATTCCTCCATCACGATTCGGATCGTGGCGGATTTCTCGCGGATGACGGAGCGATCCTTGACCCGAACGCCGGCCATTGACGAGAAATGATCGAGCTTGTCGAGAGTCGGCGTAAATTCGACCTCAGGACAGTTGCCGAGCGCGACATAAGTCGTTCCGCCTTCGACCTGAAACTTAACGATGCCCTTAGCAATAAAATAGTTGTCAACGTTTGGGGATGTTGTGCTGTACGCCATTGATCGCCTCCAAGTCGCTCATTGCCAGCGTGTAGGTAATGGTAAAGTTGATATCGAGCCGCGGCTCTTTGGTTTCCGCAGTAGGCTCGGCAACGGTGCAGCCGTCGTAGCGGATGCCGCCGACCGTGCCGGTGAGGTCGCGCAGGGTTTGATCGGTTATGACGGCAGAGAGGATGCGCGCGCGGAACAGGCTCATCAGCGGCCCGGCGTCGTCAGCCGCACCGCGTACCAAGAGCCACAGCTGCGGCGCCATCTCCAGCCGCTGCACGCCGCTGCGGCTCTCGCTCGCCGGCCCGTCCAGCCGTTCTTCGCTGCCGTCCTGCACGACAATGGCGGGCCTGCCCAACAATGGCACGTCCAGCACGTTGCGCTTGGCGGACACGATGCCGGTCGTCGCCGCGCACAACTCCACCAGCCGTTGCAGGATCGCCTCGCGCTTATCCACGCGCGAGCAGGTTCACGCGGACGAGCTGTCCGCCGTAATAGAGCGGGCCGACTTCCTCGACGTTCGAGGGATTGCCGTCGATCGTGATCCGGTCGTCCCGGCCCGGCACGCCGAACGAACCCAACCCTGTCGGGCTGAGCGTGACGCGGATCGCCGGTGTCGCGGCCGACAGCAGATCCTGCGGCGCGGTCGATCGCACGAACGCGGGCGCCTCGATCTGCTCCGTCACGGTTATGGCGCCCGTCGCCGTGTCAACCGCCGTGCGCTCCAGTGTGATCGACTGCCCGAAGCCGGCAATCGCCTTGTCGAGGCGGGCGATCAGTGTCTGCGGCGTCACAGCCAGGGCATCCGATAAGGCGCGAGCAGGTCGCGGGCGCCTGGCGGGATCGCCCCGCCGCTAGTGCCCGCGCCCATGTCGCCGGCAAAGACCACCGAGCGGAGATCCGGGATTGTCTCGCTGCGCAATGCCGGGTCGCGGCCGGCCGCGAACCATCGGGCCGTCAGCCATTCGAGCGCGGCGGCCTGCACATCATCGGGGACCGGATCGTATCCCGCCATGTAATCGACCGTGATGAGCAGTCCTGTCCAACCGTAGGCGCCGGCACTGTCGATGCTGTAGAGCCAACCGCGGTCGGTATCGGCCTCGATATAGAGCGGGTCCGCGGCGTTGCCGTCCTGGACGACGCTTACGATCGGGTCGCCGTCTTCATCCATCGCAATCGGGAATTGCCGCAGCTTCAGCGGCTCCCCGACGACCATCCAGTTGCACACGTAGCGGTACTGGTCGCGGTATCCCTGCTGCACCAGCACATGATCGCAATACCGATGGATCGCGGCGCTGACCTGATCGATCTGCGCTTGCAGCGCGGCGTCCTGGCTCGTGTCGGCCGGATCGATACCGAGCGCCAGCTTGGCTTGATCGAGTGTGACAAGCGCCATCGTCGCCGCCGGCGTTACGGTGCGGCTGATGCGATATTCGGAGATCATCGCAGCCCCGCGATAACCGGGTAAACGTCGCAAGTTATGGCGTTGCCATCGTCCAACGTGAGGGTCAGCACACCGTCTTCATCGATCGCAAGCGATTTCACTCCGGGGCCGGGCGGTCCCGCGGGTCCGGCGCTCCCGCTATCTCCCTTCTCGCCGCGCGGTCCCGGTTGCCCGGCGCGCCCCCGCGGCGACATCATCTGCCAGCCATCACCGGGGCACGGTCCGGGATCGTCTCGCAAGGCGAAGAAGCTGCTGCCGTCCAGCGAGACGACATCGAGCGCGCCATACGTCTCCGCGTCCGAGTAGGTACGCCGTCCATTAAAGCTCCTGCCGTCTGCGCCCGGCGGCCCTGGGACGGCTGAATCTGCGCCCGGCGGCCCCGCTTCGCCATCCTTGCCGTCTCGCACAGCAGCCAGCTTCGCCGCTACATCAGCCGTGATCGTCTGCGCAACTTGTGCCAGCTCCAGCCGCGCTTCGGCGCGCTCCTGACGGATTGCCGCGATGGCTTCGTGCGCTTCCGCGACGGTCGCCCGAACCTGCAAGCGCAGCTCGCGCTCCAGCCGGCCGACGATCGCGCCCAATTCGGCCAGCACGACATCGTCACGCGGCAATGAAGCGCTCCCGCTCATACGCCGCGAGCGCTGTAGCGAGGGCTTGTTGCTGCTCGCCCTGGCTGGCGCCTGCATCGGTGTTGTCCTGATTGTCGGGCGGTTGCGGGTTGGCCGGCGGCGGCTGCATGTTCGCGCCATACGCGAGTGGGACAACTTGCTGCTGCACCCGAGGTTGTTCGCCAACGCCACCCGGCACGGACGGCAGGTCCTCCAGGTTCCGCGCCTCGTCCGGGGCGTAAATCCCTGAGATCACGCCTCTCGACAAGCCCTCGATCCTCTCACGATAGGCACTGCGCAATAATGCCTTTGTGTCCAACTCGGTATATTCCTCAGGATAACCCTTGAGGTTAAACAACTGGTCGAACGCCGTCTCGATGTGGTTGAGGACGAAACCCAGCCCCGACGATAGCCACGCCTGGTTCAATATCTCGGTCGAGGCATAGGTCGTCTCGCCCAGCCCGAGCACTTGCAGCGGAATGCGATGCGCCAAGGCGACATTGGCCGCGGACATCTTCAACAGCTCGGCGAGTTGCGCGTCCACGGCTGATGTCGTCAGCGGATATGGCTTCAGGCCGTTGGACAAAACCAGCGGCAAGCCCTCGTTCAAGCCGCCGATACGTTGCGACAGCTTTTCCCGCAAGGCATCGTTCTGATCCGCGTTCATCGGCTGATCGGTGCCGAGAATAAAGCTGCTGCGCGCCTGGTTAACAAAAAACGTGATCTGCTGTTGCAGTGCCGTATTGTACATACTCAAATCGAGCGCCGCCGACAGGATCGGCGATTCGCCCTGTAACGGATGGCGCGGCGTATGCAGCCTGACATGCAACACATCGCGCGCCGGCACCGGCTCGGACAAGTCGGTGCGTTGCTCGATAATTTCGTTGCCGCCTAACGAGTAGTGGATACTGCCGTCCGCGGCGAGCTGAGGCTGACCGTCGCGCATCAAATGCAATTCGACAATCTCGAACCGATTGTTGCGCAAGGCGTAGGCGTAGGAATTGCCGCTCTGATACAAGCGGCGCGTCATGTTCATTAGAAAATCGGATGCGGTCTGGTAATCGTTCGGCCGGCGCAGGATGCGCGAGAGCGCCGATGTCGTCACGCGATCCCGGCCGCCGTTCGCCAACCCGCGCCAGTGATCGCCCGGCAGCATCCCGACCGTTTGGCTATAGGCGGCCTGGCACGCTTCGACCATAGCGCTGCTCTCGCCGTAGGGTTGGAGCGAATGGCCGCTTTGCCACCAGTTGACATAGCGCCCGGCACTGGCACTGAGCCAGCCGCCAGACAGCGCATATGGCCCAGGCCGGTACTGCCCCTCCGCTGCTGCCTGCCTGCCGCGCCATAAGGTCGGCAGGCCGGACAACCAGGACATCAGCGTTTCGGCGCCGGCTCGTCAGGCGCGGGGGCGCCGGTGCGGGCACGTTCCTTGATCGCGTCGGCCTCATCCTGCGACGGTTGCGGCGGCTCGGGCGGTTTGTTGAGGTTCTCCGCGATCTGCTTGTCCGTCTCGTCGCGTTCGCGTTCGCCTTGCGGACGCGGTTCTGCCTCCGGCGGTCGTTGCGCATTGCGCGAGGCTTGTGCCCGCTCTCGCTCTTGCCGTTCGCGTTCGCGTTCGCGGTCTTGTTGCTCTTTACTGCTTTCCATGACCCTCGTCCCCTCTATGCCGGACCCCAATTTACACCAG